GACGTAAAGCCATTGCAATTACAGGTATTGAGCAAGCAACAATGATGGCAGTTAAATCCACATTTGAAAATCATTAAATTATTAAGCTATCTCTTGTAAAGGAGGTAGCTAATCTCAAAGGTGAATAATGAAAATCCTAAAAGAAATTCTATCGAATGATGATGGTCGCTATAGCACCACTAACTTTATCCAGATCATAGCGTTGATTGCGCTGATCGTTGGCTTTTTTATTGGTCTCTTTTTAAAAAGCGATGTGCTTGAGGTGATGGTGATTGCACTCACAAGTATTGCAGTTGCAACACCAGCGACAAAAGGATTTGCTACACGTAAGCGAGGTCAAAATGACTAATGCACTGCCCATCATTATGCTGGTTTTCTGTGGTTTAACCTTTGTTTTAACGCGCCGTAATGTCCGTTTAAAACAGGATTTAAACAAAGCTAAACAAGAGCGTGATGATCTCATTCTCGGTTTTGAAAGGATGCAACAAGATGTTAAAAAATATCAAATCATTAAAGAAGAAGCTTTTAGTAGCGATATTGATGAGCTTCTTGAGCGGATGCGCAAACGAGGTCAAGTGGATGAATCCTAATCTCGCATTGTGTGCCAACCCACCCTATCAAAAGGTTAATCCCAAAATTGATAGTGAACAAAAAATTCGTGAAGCCTACCTTCGTAATGAATGGATGGATTTAGTGTGTGAGGTGAACCATGACAATTGAAATGGCATTTAACATCGCAATGAGTTTGGTGGCTGGGTTGCTTGGGCTAACCATCAAGCATCTTTATGCACGCATTGATACGGATCGCAAAGCCTTTGATGAATTTAAATCACAGACCAATCAGTCGATCACGGACATCAAAGTCACTTATTTGCCAAAGTCTGAATTGAATCGCACACAAGATCAGATCATGGCTTCCCTCAATAGCCTATCCAATAAGATGGACAAAATTAACGATAAATTAGATCAAAAGGCAGATAAATGAAAGACATGAATGACAATGAACAAGCCCTAGAATTATTAAAGCAGCTAAATCAAAAGATGGATAAGTTGGATCATCGTTTTGAACAAGTGGAACGCAAAGCAGTGATTTCGGGTGCAACAGCAGGCGCAATTTCAGGCGGTATTGTGGCCGCGGTTGTGACAGTGATCCGCACAAAATTGGGGATGTGAATGTGGCATATACAGCAGAAGATCGTCAAAAGGTTCGCAGCGCTTATGTCTTTGAATGTTTGTCATTTGAACAAGTGGCGCAATTCACGGATATCCCTGTGCAAACCGTTCGGCGCTGGGCAAAGCAAGCACGCGACAAAGGCGATGATTGGGATCGTTTAAGGGATGCGCATTTAATCTCAGGTGGTGGTGCAGATAACGCAGCGCGTGCAGGCATCACAGGTTTAATGGTGTTGATTCGTTCCACGATTGATCGCTTAAATAATGATGAAAAACTTTCCCCCATTGATGCAGCCAAAGCCATTGCAAGCGTGACGGATAGCTTACACAAAGTGACCAGCGCATCTAAAAAGCTATTGCCCGAAGTGTCTGAGTTGGTGACAGCAATGGAAGTGATTCAAGAATTGAGCGAATACATTCAAACGAAGCATAAAAATGCATTGCCACTATTTGTGGAAATCTTGCCTGAATTTGGTGCGCACATTGAAGAAAAATATGGTGGTCAATCATGAAACGTAAAGACTTTTTACAATCCATCTCTGAATTAGCCGAAACACTCCGCCAAACGATTGAAGCGGAATGTTTGGGTTTTGACCCTGACCCCATTGAAAGTGCCAAGCGTAGAAAATTGGTCTGTGATCCCGTCACAGGCTTTCGCTATTTCTTAAAAAATTACTTTCCCCATTATATCAAGCACCCTGCGGAATCAGAGCTGCATAAGTTTTTATTCTCAGCCTTGCCTGAAGTTGTACGCTCACCTGTGACCGAACAATTGGCGATTGCTGCGCCCCGTGGTGAAGCTAAATCCACATTGGTGAGTCAGTTGTTTGTGATTTGGTGCATCGTGACAGAACAAAAGCATTATGCGTTAATCGTGATGGATAGTATTGATCAGGCTTACCCAATGCTAGAAGCCATCAAAGCTGAATTGGAATTTAACCCACGCATGAAATGTGACTTTCCTGAAATCTCAGGTAAAGGTCGTGTGTGGCAGGCGCAAACCATTGTGACGCGCAATAGCATTAAAATACAAGTGGCAGGTTCAGGCAAAAAACTCCGTGGTTTACGTCATGGTCCTTATCGTCCTGATTTGGTTGTATTGGATGATATTGAGAATGATGAGCAAGTCAGCAACCCTGATCAGCGTGATAAATTGGAACGCTGGCTCACTAAAACCATCATGCCACTCGGTGAAGCTGGTGGTAAGATCGACTTTATCTACATCGGTACCATTCTGCATTATGACAGCGTATTAAGCCGTACATTGCGTAATCCATTGTGGAAGACTGCACACTTTAAAGCCATCCTCGAATGGCCTGATAATATGAGCCTGTGGGATGAATGGGAAGCCATCTATCGCAACGAAGGCGAAGCTGCTGCTTATGCGTTTTATACTGCCAATGAAACACGCATGACAAAAGGCTCTGTGGTCAGTTGGGCTGCGCGTACTTTGCATGATTTGATGAAAATCCGCTTGCGTGATGGGCATGGTGCATTTGATTCGGAATATCAAAATGATCCTGTATCAGGTGAAGATGCACCCTTTACCAATGCCATTCAGTATTATCATTCATTGCCACCGCATTTGATTTATTTTGGTGCGCTTGATCCAAGCTTAGGCAAACAAGGCGCAAGCCGAGATCCTAGTGCCATTTTGATTGGTGGCTTTGATCGTGAAAATGGCAAGCTTTATATCATCGAAGCAGACATTAAAAAGCGCCTGCCTGATCGCATCATTGAAGATGTGATCATGTATCAAAAGCAGTATCGTTGCATCTTGTGGTCAGTGGAATCTGTGCAGTTCCAAGAGTTTTTACGCACTGAATTAGTGAAGCGTTCAGCCAAAACAGGTGCACCTGTGCCAGCGCAAGCCGTCACGCCTCACAGTGATAAATTGCTAAGGATTGAGAGCTTACAACCCCATGTGAATAATGGCTTGATTCTGTTTAGCCCAAAACATCAAACTTTGATCAGCCAATTGAAACACTTCCCAAAAGCTGATCATGACGATGGCCCTGATGCGCTCCACATGCTCTGGACGCTTGCCGTCACTCGCTCACAACCATACGAATTCACCCCATTATCCAGCAATCACAAGATTGATATGGATGATGATAATTATTCGTTTAGTAAAAGATAATGCTCTACATTTATGTTGTACTTGGTATTATGTTGAGTATTTATTACGTGTAGATGAGATAATATGACAAAGCCAAAAAATGTAACTTTAAGAGCATTCAAAATAAATCAATCTAATAAATTAAATACTAGTATGAATGTTTTTAGTACCTTAAAAGAAAAATTAGAGCAATCAATAAAATCATCCGAAAGATGCTTAGTTCTTAGTCAAGATGATCCAAATAATGAAAAAGATCTAATATCTAATTATCATGAAACGGGTAATCCTCAGAGTTTTTTCTGCACAATGTTGAGAATAATACCTGGCGAAGATGCTCAGCATATTCCTAGCACACTATTAGAAAAAAATAAATTTTCTATGGACGATGTTGAAAAATTACAAAGTGAAAAGAATATCCCTGATATATGCAAAGAGAATTATTTCTTTGTTATTGATAATAATCATTTAGTTACTAATTTAAGAGGCAATAAAACGATTAAAGATCTACAGACTTATTTGGCGTGGTTATTAGATAATGATTTATTTGAATTAACACCAATGATTAATATTCCTAAAGATATTCCGCTTCAAGATATTAAAAATGTGTCTTTTAATGATTCATATTCTAGATCAATTGTCTCTGATAATTCAGATTCAGTGAAAACCAAAAGTTTTAACATGAAAGATATTGCTCAAGATTGGTTAAAGAATATCTTAGGTGGCACTAAAAGCTTAGATGATATGGATTTGGATAGAATCATTGAGGCTAACTTAATAGTGAAATGGAGTAAACCAAAAGATATGAGTAAAGAAGAGTATGAAAAAATGATGGGGGCAGTGATTAAACCTATATCAGATTTAAACGGGATAGTTATTCAGCCTAAAAAAGGAAGTGCTATTAAAGGTCAGGATATTCCTAAGAAAAAAATTATAACTGTCAGTGTGACTTCATCTGGTAAAATTATAGAAGAAGCATTGAAACAAGAAATGAGTAAATTTTTAAATGAGCTAAAAAATGACTAAGAAAAAAATCTGCATATTGATGATAACTATAGCTGTTTTATCATTAATTTTGTCTATCTGGATGAAAACAGATATGCAGTTTCTTTTATCTACAATTTTTACAATTAATGGAATCATGTTTTCTATAGGGTTAGGTTTGATAAGTAGTTTTAACCTTCAGGGGATAAAAAATAAATCATATTTAAGAGATATTCGCTCTAATATTGCAAACGTACGAAATTCATTTATTTGGTTATTTGTCTTATCATCCATCAGTTTTATTTTAACTAATATTTTTAAGAATCTGATAACAGTTTATAGTCTTAATATCGAGTTTACTAATATACATATTGTAGAAATAGATTTTAATGTATCAGTATGTTCATTGTTATTAATGTCATATTCTATAGCATATTTCATATATAACTTTATTGAAATCCAAAACTTGAATAATAGTATTGTAGATCGGCTTCTTGAAGAAGAATAAAATAACCTGAAACCCAGCACCTATGAATAGGTTGCTAAAAATATTACCCTAACCCCAATGTCAAAATTGGGGTTTTTTTATGGGTATTTTAGAGACAGCTAAACAGCGTTTAAACGGTGTTTATGTTGCATTGAAAGAAAGTTTAAAAGGCGTTCACTTGGGCAAAACCCAAGCGGATGATATCGATGTTGCTGCAACCTATTATGATGGTAATGTTCGCAATATCTCACCACGCAAGATTGCTGAGCTATTAAAGTCCGCCGATGAAGGCGACATCAGCGCCATGCATGCACTCTTTTATGAGATTGAAGAGCAAGACCCGCACATCTTCTCTGAGATGCAAAAGCGCAAAAGTGCTGTATTAACTTTGGACTGGACAGTCAAAGCACCACGAGATGCAACACCACGAGAAAAGCAGCTCACCGAATGGGTTCATACAGCTTTAACGGATTTCACACAATTTGAGGATGTGATGTTTGATGCTCTCGATGGCATCGGGCATGGCTTTTCAGCACTCGCCATCGAATGGCAGCAAGTGAACAATGAATACTTACCCAAAACGATCACATGGAAGCCACAATCAGGCTTTAAGTTAGATAAAAAAACAGATGAATTAAAACTGCTGCGCCAAGGTGAAATGGATGGCGAAGCTTTATGGCCACATCATTGGATCATTCATAAGCACCGTACTAAATCAGGCTCGTTGGCTCGTGCAGGTTTATTCCGTGTATTGGTTTGGACGTTTGTACTCAAGCACTATTCCGTGCAAGATTTAGCAGAGTTCTTAGAAATTTATGGCTTGCCTGTACGAATTGGTAAATACCCCGAAGGTACAGGTAAAGAAGCACGCCGTGTATTATTGAATGCTGTGGCAAGCTTAGGCCACAATGCTGCAGGTGTTATGCCTGATAATATGTCCATTGAATTACACAATGCTGCTGATGGCTCACATGATCCATATATGGCGATGATTTCATATTGTGAGAAAGCACAATCTAAGGTAATTGTGGGTCAAGTATTAACAGCTCAGGCTGATAATACAGGTAGCCAAGCATTGGGTAATGTTCACAATGAAGTCCGTCGAGATCTGATGGTCAGTGACGCAAAACAATTGGCACAAACATTAACTGCACAGTTAATTTATCCATTACTACACTTCAACTTCTCTGATATTGATGCGAGCCGTTTGCCTTATTTTGAATTTGATACCAAAGAAGCTGAGGATTTAGCAAGCATTGTTAGCGTGATTGGTCAGGCTGTGGATTTTGCGGACATCACAGTGGATGATTTTTACGACAGAACAGGATTCAGCAAGCCACAAAAAGGTGATGAATTACTGAAGCGTAAAATAGGTGGTTTATTTGGGCTCAATCAGCAGCATACTCATTCCCCCAATTGTGGTTGTCAGACTGTTTCATTATCTCAGGCAATCGAGCAAACCAATGATGCTGCAGTTAAGAAAGCATTGACAGTTGAGCATGAACTAGCAACTGCTGTGGATCAATTGCCTGATCGCTATTTAATGAGCTATGAAAATACTGTGTTGGATGTTGTAAAAGCACTGAAAGCCACAAATAGCTATGAAGAAGCACAAGCAAAGCTATATGAATTAATGCCAGGATTAAAAGCAGATCAATTTACTGAAGCAATGGGCCAGGCTTTATTGGTATCGGACATCGCAGGGATCATTAGCAATGAGCAATAATAGCGTTGACTTAGGCTTTGCACTCAATCTACCCAATGATCGTGCCATTGATTATTTAAGCAATAAGCAGGTTGTTCCTGCCAATCGCTTTAAAGAATTGGGTGAATCTGCCCATGCTAGAGCTTTTACGGTTGCCAATATCAATCATCTTGGGCTTTTGTCTGATATGAAAAAAAGCATGGATGAATCCATGCGACAAGGCGAGCCTTTTGAAGCATGGCGTGATCGTTTAGAAATCAGAGCGCAAAAACGTGGTTGGTTAAGTAATGGCGAATTCTTTAATCCTGATGGTGGCGAAGTCATCAAGCCTTATCGTTTAAAAACGATCTTCAATACCAACACATCATCTGCTTTTCATGCATCACGCTATCAATCCCAAATGGATAATGCGATTGATTTTCCATATCTTGAATTGGTGGCTGTGGGCGATGCTGCAACGCGTCCAAGTCATTTGGCATTGAGTGGTACAGTTAAGCGCATTGATGATCCTTTTTGGCAATCCTATTATCCTCCGCTTGGTTATAACTGCCGTTGTATTGTGATCAGTCGTAGTGATTACTACATTAAAAAGCGTGGCATTGAGATTGATGAAGTGACCAAGGTTGAGCGTGATGACGATGGTGATCCTTATGTGGAGCGCGATGGCATAGAAGTCAGACCTGATAAAGGCTTTGAATATAATAGCGCACGACACGGCTACCGACCTGATTTAGATGATTATGATCCTGTCCTGGCTAATCAGTTTTGTGAGCGAGATATGGCAAGCCCTGAATTCAACCTTCAGTATCAGCGCTTAGAACGTGAATATAAACGTGAACGTAAAAAAGCTCGTTTAGATAGCAAGCAGAAATTTAAAGATGATGTATTGGTCTCTATCAGAAGAAAGGCTCGACATAACCTTTATTTTTCAGCTGGTGTTATCACACACAATCTACCTATTCCCAAACGAACAGTATGGTTAAGTGATGACACAATTGTCAAACAGTTCAATAGTCGCTTGGGTGATGCAAAGATCAATGTAGCATTTTATACACAGTTGCCTGGCATTGTTTCTCAGCCTGATTACATTTTGGAAGGTAGAAATCGATACTATTTCATTAAGCAAACTGTGAGCGGTTGGATTCGTTCAGTTGTGAAGGTGTCATCCAATGATGAGATATTTTTAGAATCGTCCCATTACATTGATGAAAAAACACTGAAGAGTGATTTGAAGAAATACACAGTCATAAAAAAACCTTAAAGAGGTAGAGCTCCCAACATCTACACTGAATCATACTAAGCAAAACGTCTTAGTAAGTCCTACGGCAGGGAGATTCACCGTGTTTCTCTTTAAGGTGTATTTATTATGATTAAAAACTAGACAGTCGTCAAGGAGTGAAAATGGAAGTTGATATCAATGTGCCATTATACAATCCAGGCATTGAGCAGTTGCTCAACCAATGTAAAAACCGTAGCCCATTAATGAAGAAATTATCTATTGTTGTATTGAATGAAGTCACAGATAATTTTCGTTATGGCGGACGACCAGCTTGGTTGCCTGTCGCTCGTGGTGGTGTGCCTTTAACCTTAACAGGTCACTTGCGTGATTCATTTCGTGAGTTTAATACAGCAGATATTGCAGGTGCAGGGACAAATGTAGTTTATGCAGGTATTCATAATAAAGGCGGTAAAACTCGTCCACATGTGATTAGACCCAAAAATAAAAAAGCTCTGCGCTTTGGTGGTCGATTTGCTAAATCAGTCAATCATCCAGGATCAAAAATAGATAAACGAGAGTTTTTGATGATTACAGATTATGGTTGGGATGAGATTCATCATCACACGGATGAACACTTAACAAATCAATCTTAAATTTAAGCGCCACAGTGAGCTTATTTGTTTCGTAGATGAATAATGAGTGCAGAAAATCATTATCGCCATTTTTAAACGCATTTTAAACGGTTTTAAACAAGGTTTTAGATCATAGTTAAACTCACATTTCAAAATATATGATTATTACCCTGAAGCCCTGCAACATTATTTAACCTCCTCCCTACTAGATACTGTCCTTATTTCACACATCGAGAGGACAGTATGAAACGTTCAATAGCAGTAGCAGGTTTAGGCTTAGTTGCATTGACCACTGTACTTGCATCGCAAGATACAGGTGGTCGCATTCAGATTTTCCCTGCAGGCAAATTTTATGCCAAAGATGGCCGTAATCCAAATGGCTGGGAATTAACCAAAGAAGCAGCAGATAAAATCATCGCAGCAGCACAAGCACGCAAAGATGATTATTTGATTGATTACGAACATCAATCCTTACATGCCGCAACCAATGGGCAGAAAGTAATCGCTGCAGGTTGGTTTAAAAATATGGAGTTCATTGAAGGTGAAGGATTGTTCGCAACGCCTGTCGATTGGACACAAACTGCAAGTGATCACATTCATCAAAAAGAATATCGCTATATTTCACCAACATTCAGAACAAATGCTGCAGGTGAAGTGGTTGAACTATTCAGCGTCGCTTTAACCAACACACCAGCGATTGACGGCATGATGGGCGTTGTCGCATTAAGCGAAATTCCACCTGAACCATCATCTGATGTCACGATTGCAGTGCCTGCTGTGCCAATCACCAAAGAAACCTTCATGTCAGAAGTTAAAAAGGTGCTTGGTATTGCCGATGAAATTGCGCCTGATGCATTGATTGGTGCGATTCGTTCATTGGTGAATAAAGTTGAATATCTCACTGTGCAAACGCCAGGTAATCCAAATCCTGCGGAATATGTACCGATTGCAATGTTTGAAGAGATGCGTACAGAAGTAGCTACGCTCAAAGCAGATAACTTAAACAAGCAAGTCACTGCAATTGTAGAAACAGCTTTGACGGATGGCAAATTAACACCAGCACAAAAGGCCTGGGCACTCACCTATGGCGCAAAAGATTTAGTGGGCTTATCTGATTACTTGGCCAATGCAACACCGATTGTGATGCTCAATCAACAGCAGCACGTGCATACAGGTGCAACTGTCATCACAGAAGATGTTGAAGCCATGACAGAACGCGCACGTCAGATGGGTATTTCGCTAGAAGATTATCAAGCCCGTTTAGCAAAAATGAACCAAGAACTTATTAATCAATCAAGGAAAAGACTATGTCAGTGATTAAACCTGAGCGCATTAAGCAGCTCGAAACAGATGTCAAAATGAACTTTCAGTTGGGTCAAGAGCACAAGAAAGTTGATAAATCACATGAACGCTTCACGATGACTGTGCCGTCTAACTCAGCATCTAATACTTATGAGTGGTTGGGTGAAATGCCTGGCGTGAATGAATGGGTTGGCCCACGTAAATTGGGTAATGTTCAGATGTTTGCGTATGAGGTTCATAACAAATCATGGGAAGCTTCTGTTCAAGTGACAGAAATGGAAGTGATGAACAATCAATTGGCAGGTAAATATTTAAATGCCCAAAAATTGGGACAAACCATTGAATCCCATCCTGCAAAATTATCCTTCTTGGCTTTAGCAAGTGGTCATTTAAATACTTGCTATGACGGACAGAACTTCTTTGATACAGAACATCCTGTCTTTGCAAACAATGATGGTACGGGGGCTGTCACTAAAGTATCCAATAATGATGAGGGAGATGATCCCGATGCATTGGCATGGTTCTTGTTAGACACAACTGACATCATTCAGCCCATTGTTTTCCAACCACGTACTTCTGTTCGCTTTATGACCAATGGCCGTACAGATGAATCTGAAGCCTTCTTCATGGAAAAAGTCATCAAGTTTGGTGCGGACTACTACGGCAATGTTGGCTACGGCTTATGGTGTAAAGCATACCGTTCAACAAAACCATTGACTGCTGAAAACATCGAAAAAGCATACGTTGAAATGACGAATTGGAAAGCCAATGGCGGTGAAAACTTAGGTGTTGCCCCTGATTTATTGGTGATTCCATCATTGATGAAGTTTGATGCTGCGAAGATTTTGAAATCTAAATTCATCGATGGTACAGACAACACGCTCTATGACTTGTTGGAAGTATTGGAATCTCCAAAGCTTAACAACGTACCAAAATAACCATCCTTTGAACTTGAAGCACCCTAATTTTAGGGTGCATTTAAGGAGCTAACATGCCTGAAAATAAACAATTAACCGTGCAGAAATTGCAAGAAAAACTAGATGCAATGGGCGTTCCATACAACAAAAAAGCAAAGTTGGAAGAACTTCAAGCCCTTTATGATGAAAACCAACGTCCTTTTGAAGTTGTGCCAGGTCAAATGGTGAAAGTTATGACCAAAGATAAGGATGGTAATGACATCGAAGGCGAAATGGCATTGGATTTATTGATGGGAGCTGATGAAGTGATCATTCAATTGAAAGAAGAAAATGCACAGTTGAAAGCGACCAATGTATCACTTTATGAAGTCAATGAAGCATTAGAAGCAAAAAATGCAGAATTGGAAGCCAAACAATCCACAATCATTATGGGTGAATTGGATGAAGCCACCGAAGATCATAATCTTGGTACGGGTGACAATATTGCAAATGTTTCCACTGTGATTGGTTTGGAATCTCGCATGCGTGCAGGTTTTACATTCACACGCAAAACAGCCACTTATTACTTGAGTGATGAAGAGCTGGCAGCGATCAAGGCGGATAATCACTTAATCATTCATGGTGAAGTGAAAAAGCGTGAGGTTGAGTAATGTACGCCTCAGTTCAGGATTTGATCAAGCAATATGGTGAGATTGAAGCTATGGCATTATCTGACCGTGTGCGCCGCAACAAAATTGATCCCGTTGTGTTGGAAAACGCATTGGATGATGCCAATAGCACCATTGATACATATTTGAGTCGCTATACATTGCCATTGAAATCAGTACCCAAGGCATTAAAACGCATTGCTTGTGATATGGCACGCTATTACTTATGTGGCGGTGCTGTGGTGGAAACTGAACTGATTCGCCGCCGTTATGAAGATGCCATTCGCTTCTTGGAAAAAGTGGCGAATGGTTCTATCCAATTGGGCTTGGATGATAACAACGAAGCCGTGGAAACGGATGATGATTCCATCATGTTTTCTAATCCTAAAAACAAAATATTTAGTCGAGATATCTCATGATTGCAACTGTTGAAACGCGTATTGTTGAGCGATTGCGTGAAGGGTTGGGCGACATTGTGGCATCCATTGGCAGTTATGGTGGTGAATTGGATGACAATGTCTTTGATTCCATTCGTGTATTGCCTGCAATTTGGGTCACTTATGGTGGTTCAAGTCGCATTGAGGTTGCTAACACTGCGCGTTCTCGCTTTAGAGAAACTCATCAATTCATCACCATGATTGCCGTGCGCTCTGTACGCTCAGAAGAAGCCCAACGATTGGGTGGTACTGATCTTTATGAAGTGGGTAGTTATCAACTCATTCGTGCAGTGAAGTATTTGCTCACTAATCAAACGTTGGGTGGCATCGTTCACAAGGGATTAACGCCACGTAACATCCGCACATTGCACAATCACACCATGACAATGGAAGGTGCTTTGTCTGTGTTTGCAGTGGAGTGGGAAGTTTTATTGGATGAATTTAGTCAATTAGAAGATGGAAGATTCCCCATTGAAACAGATGATCCTAACCATCCTGATCATTGGTTCAACGAATTCAAACGGAACGCTTTATCCCCTGAATACCCTGATCTTTTATCCATTTATGGCAAGGTTCAAAACACTGAACCAACTGAAGAATCCGTATCCTTTATCACAAAATTAGGAGACAACAATGCTGAAAGTTAAAGCAAACAATGGCATTCGAGTGCCATATGAACACAAGGCCAATCAATACATTGGCAGTGAACCTGTTGAAGTGAAAGCTTCAGCTTATTATCTTCGTCAGATCAAAGCTGGCGATCTCATTGAGGTTGTAGATGTTAAAACAACTAAAAAAACTGCGCAAAAAGATGAGGTGAAGAATGGCTAGTCCAAATATTAGCTTTGAAACGATCCCAAGCTCTATTCGTGTGCCTGGTCGTTACATTGAGTTTAATACCAAGCTTGCAGTGCGCACATTGCCAGCGAATCCACAGAAAGTGCTATTGATTGCACAGCAACTGCCAACAGCCACGATCGAACCATTAACACCTGTTCAAGTGTTTAGTGATGATGAAGCTGCTAACTTATTTGGTGCAGGCTCTTGGGCGCATTTATTAACACGCCAAGCGATTCGCAATAATCAATACATGGATTTCTCCGTGATTGGCGTAAAAGATGATGAGGCAGGCATTCAAGCTGTGGGTGATCTCACAATTTCGGGTGCTGCGGGCTCATCAGGTCAAGTGATTGTTAATGTTGGCGTAGAAGATTACCGTGTTTCAGTCACAAGTAAAGAAGCAACCGCATCCATTATGGATCGTTTGGTTGAGGTATTGAATGGTGATCCTGATAGCCCTGTAATCGCAGCCAAAGCAGACAATAAAATCACATTAACGGCAAAACATGCTGGCGAAATTGGCAATGAAATCACGATTTCAATTCGTACAACAAGCCGTGATCTAATTGTTTCAAGCAATCCAATGGCGAACGGCGAAGGCAACCCGAACATTGTCAAAGCCTTGGCGGAAGTGGCTGGTAAGCATTACCACATCATTATTTCCCCTTTCAGCGATGATCCAAACTTGCAATCGTTGAGTGAACACATTGAAAACGTCAGTAATGCCATTGAAAAACGTGGTGCAATTGGTGTGGCAGCATGGAAAGGTTCTTTATCTACAGGCACAACACAAGCGGCTAAATTGAATGATGGTCGTTTAACAATGGCATGGTATCGTAATGCGGCTGTGACTAATGGCATAATTGCTGCAGGCTATGGTGCTGTGATTGCTTTTGAAGAAGATCCAGCGCGACCGCTCAATACGTTAGAGATTAAAGGCCTCGGTATCACAACAGAAAATGATTGGCCGATGTTCACAGAGCAAAACAATGCATTGTATAACGGCTTAACGCCTTTAACCATCGTCAATAATCGTGTGCAAATCTTGCGTGCGATTAGCACTTACACCAAAAATGCCACAGGTACGGATGACCCTGCGTTATTGGACATCACAACCATTCGCACATTGGATTATGTCCGTACTGCAGTGGATCAGCGCATTGCGCTCCGTTTCCCCCGTGAAAAGCTCTCCAATAAAACACCACCCAAAGTACGCAGTGAAATTTTGGATGTGCTTTACAAAATGGAAGAATTAGAAATTTTGGAAGAAGTAGCAGCGAATCAAAAGCTATTGATCGTTGAGCGAGATCTTCAAGACCCTAATCGTTTAAATACTGCAATCCCTGCCAATGTGGTTAATGGCTTACATGTATTCGCCGCACGCATCGATCTGTATCTTTAATTAATCCATTCTTAACATTAAATCCTGAAAGCCTGCACCTGCAGGCTTTTTTGTTGCCCGTGCATAATGCCCACATGGACAGACTATTAAACCCAAATACAGGCGACTATGAAGCCAATGGCGAAATGACCGACACATTGCAAAATGCAGTGTATATCTCGCTCATTACACCCCTTGGATCATATTGCTTGAACCCAAGTTTAGGCTCGCTCCTTCACACTCTAAAGCGTGAGAAAGATGTTAGCCGTGTTGGGTTGCTCGCTGAACAATATGCATACGAGGCACTTGAGCACATTTTAGATGATGGCCGTGCAAAACAAATCGATATTACAGCTGATCAACCTCACAATGGCGCAATGATTCTCAATATTATCGTAATCGATAACAGAGGTGTCAGGAGCGTGTTTAAACACTTGGTATCCGTGATTTAAAGGACAGTTAAATGGCATTTAATCCCCCAAAATTTGAGCAAATCAGAGATTCTATTCTGCGTGATATTAAATCCATGAAGCCAGATGCTGATATCTCCATTGATTCAGATTATTACATCCGTGCATCTAGCGTTGCTGCGTGTTGCGAGGGTCAATATGCCCATCAATCATGGATTGCTCGCCAAATCTTTGGCGATACTGCGGACACTGAATTTTTAGAATGGCATGCGGCCACGCTTGATATTTATCGCAAAGCTGCAACCACATCCACAGGGTTGGTGCGCATCTTTGGTGAACCGCTTTCTGTCATCCAAGAGGATTTGATCATCAAATGGGGGGATTTAGAGTATCGCACTACAGAAGCCAAAACGATTGAAGCCAAGCAAACCTTTGTGGAGGTTAAAATCATCGCCAATCAAACAGGCACTCGATTCAATACAGAAAAAGAACAAGTATCGATGCTGACAGCAGCACCGAGCGGATGTCGCACTGAATGTATTATCCTCAATGCGTTGGGTGGCACAGCACAAGAGTCCGATGCATCGTTGTTAGATCGTTATTTAGAACGACTGCGCAGACCACCAGCAGGCGGTAACAAATACGATTTTAGAAACTGGGCTTTAGAAGTACCTGGCGTAACCAATGCCTATGTCTATCCGCTTCGCCGTGGATTGGGAACGGTTGATATTGCCATCACCAGCGCTGCCAATTTACCCTCCGCTGAATTGGTAAAAATCACACAAGATCACATTGATGATATTCGTTCAGTGACTGCTAAAGAAGCATTGGTACTAACACCTGTACCAAGTTTTATTGATTTTGATGTCAAAGTCACAGTGCAAGGCATTGTGTTATCCGATGCTGAAAAAGAGATCCAAGCGGTTTTATCTGATTATTTCTTGCGCTTAGCGCCTGGAGAATCGTTTATTCTCTCACGAGTGGAAGCCTTAATCAGTGACATTGTAGGCGTGATTGATCGCAAAATCATTACACCAACTAGCAACCAAACAGTCGAAATTGACAAAGAAATGACTTGGTTCAGATTGGGGACACTGAAAGTGAGCGAGCTATGATGGATTATCGCATTGCATTGCCAAAGCTGCTGCCACCTGTTTCCTATGATCGCAACGGTGCAGAATTAAAAATCAGTTTATTGGCTGAAGCTAATGCCCTCAATACCGTCCAAGCACACGCAACCAAAGTGCTAAATGCAGTGACACCATTCTATGCAGGTGAATTGCTAGAAGATTGGGAGCGAGTTTTAGGTTTAATCATTGATAAAGCCGATTTATACCAAGCTCGATTGGAACGTGTGCTAGAAAAACTTGCTGAAGTGGGTGGTTTAAGCATTCCGTATTTTATCGGATTGGCAGCCAAAACAGGCTATGAGATCAGCATCTCAGAAGGCGCAGATGAAATATTCCGAGCAGGCGTTAACCGCGTAGGTGATCGCTTAGGTAGCGATGATTTACTGTGGGTTTGGCGTGTTCATGTCAAAAGCAAGTTTGAGAAAATCTATTACTTCAGAGCTGGTATGAGCCATGCCAATGACCGCTTACGTGTTTATGCTGACCCTGCCTTAGAAGCAATTCTCAACGACCTAAAGCCAGCCTTTACCTACATTACATTTTTTTATTCAGATCTAAATGAGGAATCCTAATGATTATTGATATTCCAACCGTTGAGGGTGGTGAGTTTATTGATGGTGGCCCGAATACTCTCGGCACTATCGTGCGAGCCAATTTTCTCAACTCATTAATGAAAAGCAGCACCGCAACAACGAAAGAGATCCAAACTGTTTTAAGTAAAAACGGCATTCAACCTGATGATCGTGTGCATGATCAGTTGTTTAAAGCCATCAGTAAAATGGTGACGGATGGCAAAGTTACGTTGACAGATGTTTTAGGCACATCAAAAACCCTCGCAGCATCTCAGTTTTTAGTGAACGAAGTGAATAAGAAGATTCCACCTTTATCATCTACATTGAGCGATAATACGACGCAAGCTGCAACACCAAAGATGGTGAATGATGTTAATCGTAAAGCGGTACTTGCTCAAACAACTGCTGAGAATGCTGATGCTGAGGCAAAAGGAGCAAAGAAAAAAGCTGATCAAGTACCAAACCCTGCAGCTAACAATTTTGTGGTAGGTAATACAACGACTGCTTATAAGCTGATGACTGTTGCTCAGGTAAAATCTCTTTTAGGCGTACCTGCTGCTACAAAACTATATGGCACAATTGGCCAAGCAATAGATGGTGCGATGACACAGAAAGCTGTAACAGATGCAATGATTGGCTTTAATCAAAAATATTATGATGTAATGTCTGAAAGAGTTAGAAAGACAAAATATACAAATACAACAGGCAAGCCGATTTTTGCTAGCTTATATAAAACAAATAATCAGTCAGGCGGATATTTTTATGTTGATGATCAAATCGTTGCATATTTTTCAAATGGTGCTCAAACGGCGACTGCAACAGCAGTCATTATTCCGCCTGAATCTACATATTATTATGATGTTGCGCTCAGTAATTTTTGGGAATTAAGATAATGAATACAAAACATTTTAAAGATAGTCAAAATAATACATTTGGTTTAGATACAACGTCTGAAAATTGGGAATCTTTTATTAAAGAAGATTGGATTGAAATCACAATCGAAGAAGCGCAAGCAATTGCAAATCCTCCACCATCTCAAATTGAGATTGATCTGCAAAAAGAAAAAGAAAACATTGCATTTCTTGCATCTGAATCTGAGCGCACAGAATCTGAGATCAAAGTTTATGAGCGTATGCGTGATCGTAATCGTGCTGATGAAGATGACTTAGCAATGCTTGAAGCATTAGAAGATTATTCGATTGATCTGAAGAAAGTTACAAAGCAAAAAGGATGGCCATTAGAAGTTGAATGGCCTGTAGCCCCTAGGTTTTAAATAAAGATGGCGACTGTATGAATGCGTGAACATTCATACAGCCAGCTGAACTGATCTGA